GTGCTAATATCAAGCTTGAAGGTAATGCTGATAGAGTTACAATATTTGGTAAAAACGAAGTTCAGATCGAAGCAGAAAAACAAATCAATTCAGTATCTTTAAATATTAAAAATACTGCTTTAAATACATTTGACATATATTCTAATAAAGCGATCAAATTAACCACTCCAATGGATATTCATTTAACTGGTTCTAATATTATTAATAATGCTGCTGGTTTAATACCACCTAAACCTTTATCAGGCGGTGTTGGTGCTTCTGGATTTAGTGTTAACGCGTTGCAATGTCAATTTACATCTGCAACAGGTTCATTCAGTGGATTATGGAACGCAGGAGCAGTAAACACTGCTGCACTATTAGCAACAACACTATCAGCCACAACTGGTAATTTTGGTACACTTAATACAGCAATACTTGCTGCGCCATTACCAATCAGTTCTGCACCAGGTACTGTTTGCGCGGCAAATCCTACATTGACGCGAATAGTAGGAATATCAGCGCCAACTGTAACTATACCTGCATTAGTTCCTGCTGCATTAAGTAATCCTATAGCTGCACCATTACCTGGCGTGACTTCGGGTTGGGCTTATCCTACAGGAAACGGACCACTCTTTGCTACAGCAGTATTAACTTCACCATTTAGTGTGATAACAGGTATCAATCCAGTACCAGGTGGCGGTTTAGGACTACCACGTATTCAGATGCCAGAACCAGCAAGCTACGGAAAAACAATTGTGTCAAAAGGTTATTTTGCGTTAGGTTACGCTCTTGGATTTATTTCACCTTTAGATGACTCAGCAGATGGAGATTTCAATGGCTAGTTGTACTGATACAAGAGACCAAACATATATTAATAAACAAGGTCTTGCTCAAGAGCCGATTTCTGTTAATGGACAATATACCTTAGCAGCTGTTGATAAATTTGCAGAAGATCTTGCTAAAAATATTTTACAAGAAGCAGATAAGAATCCAATTAAAATTGCTGTTAATAGATATGGAGATAATTTCTATACTGCTGTAGATTATATTAATACTACGTGGCGCAATAGAATAGGTAGTAATGCTGGTGATGCTTTAGCTGCAAGATGGGATCGTGGAAATATTACAAACCTTGAAATGGCAGATTTCATGGAAGCGTATAATTACACAGCTGATGGTTTAATTAATCAAAATAATCTTTCAAAGCTTAATTTAGAATTAAACAATTATTATAACGGTGGTATTACTGAAAGTATTTTAGGTGGTTTCTGTAATAGTCTAAAGAATATCTTTAATCAAATAGATGCGTTCTATGATTTAATAGGTGTAGTTGATGGATTAATCCAAGACGCTATAGCAATTTATAATAAGATACCAAGAGACTATGATGGATTTAAAACATTAATTCAAGAGCAGATTATCGACAAGCTTATTGAAGAAATACAAACTAAGATTATTGATGTTATAGTAAAAGTTTATCAAGATATTATGGCTGCTATTGAAAACTTTGACCCTGTAGGTATTATATCAGACGCTGTAACAAATGTCAACCGTATGCATACAAAAAGAGTAATGACGCTTAAAGAACGTATGTGTAATGAGATGACTGAAAACGAACAACAAAAGCTTAAAGATAAACTTAAAAGCTTTATGGATTATACATTAAGTTTATTTGAAAACGTTGATTTAGAAACAGTACAATTCTTAGTTTATAGATTCTGTGCACTTGCCACTAACGTTGAAGCTCTTATTAGAGAAGTTAAAAATCCATTAGATAGTTTCGGTAATCGTTATCAAAGAGTAGTACAAAGACTACAAACCATTGGAAATATGAATACATCTACAGCAATTCGTAACGGAGGTGTAAGATTTTCTACAGAAGAGCGACGTGCGACTATAAATAGTCTAAGGGATGTATGGGAAGGCGATTCTGGACAAGTACTTAGAACTCCTAATGGCGGACCAGCAATAGTTGTAAAAGAGATTACTGCTCAAGAATATAAAGATCTACCACCTTGTTTGGCTGTTTTAAAAGGCACAAATTCAAGGTTTGGTTTAGATCCATCCGCCAAGAGTTTTAAAGAAGATGATTATGGTATAGGATTACCTGCTTATACTCATCTTGATTTAGATGTAAAGGTTTATCTTGCACGGCTGCAATCAAAGCTAAGTGAGAAAATAGTTATTACCAAAGGTTGGGTGAATAAAGAATATAACGATAAAATAAAAGGTTCACCTGAAAGCAGCCACTTAAGTGGGCTTGTTATAGATATACAGAACAACTTTAATTTAAATAGTGATGAAAAAGTTGAAGAATTTAAGACTAGAGCTATTGCTGCTGGTTTTAGATACATTGTAATATATGATAAGCACATACATTTAGACATAAGAGATATACCTAGATGACGATAATTAGTAAAACACCGGTAAGTAAAAAGCCGAATTTGTATGCAGATTTTCATAAAGATCTAAGAATTAGTCCTATTTCAAAAGACTTAGCTCTATTAAAAGACGAAGACGCTGTAAAACAATCTATAAAGAATCTGATTTTAACAGATCCTGGCGAAAGACTTATGCAGCCATTTATAGGTGGCGGAATACGCGAATTACTATTTGAAAACATTACTCCAGGTGTATTAAAAACAATTGAAACCAGATGTAAAAATACTATAACAACTTATGAGCCACGTGCAGAAATTATAGATGTTACTGCAACAAGCGAATACGATGATAATACTGTCAGAGTTTTAATAAAATTTTATATACGAAACGTCGACCGTCCAATAACTCTCGATGTAATTTTAGAAAGGATAAGATAAGATGGCCAATCCAAAAACACCGATTACCGAACTCGACTTTGATTCGATAAAAGGTCAGTTAAAAACATATCTGCAAACGCAGACTCAATTCAAAGATTATAATTTTGAAGGTTCGAACATGAGCGCGATGCTTGATGTGCTTGCTTTTAATACTTTCCAAAATAATTTCTATACTAACATGACAATGAATGAGATGTTTCTTGACTCGGCCGTCTTAAAGAACTCTATTGTTTCTCATGCTAAAGAATTAAATTATATTCCAAGATCTCGTAAGAGTGCTAAAGCTACAGTTCGTGTTACTATTACTGATGCTACTGCTACCGCTTCAACATTAACTATTCCAACTTATACAAACTTCAGTTCTAGTTACCAAGGAGAATCCTTTAACTTTGTAACTAATCAAACATATATTGCAAGACGTTCAGCGCCTGGTATATATGTAGCTGATAATGTTGATATATTTGAAGGACAAATACTTGCTTCATTCCAAAGAGAAGGATTTATTATTGATGGTGACGGTGTATTACGTGTTCAGTTAACCAATGATGAAGTTGATACAGACTCTATTGTAGTATTTGTTGATGCTGAACAGCAAGAAGATCGAAACGTATTCTCAAGAGCTAATACTATTTACGGTGTTAAACCATCAGACAAAGTATTCTATCTTGAACCTTATTTAGATAACAGATACGCGGTTTATTTTGGTAAAAACGAATTTGGTTTACAACCTGAAGAATTTGAAGATGTAAGAGTACGATATCGTGTTTGTTCTGGCGCATTAGCAAATGGAGCTAATTCTTTCACCTCAAGTTTTATTGACGGAGCTACAATTAACGTTACTAGTATAGCAGCTGCTGCTGGTGGTGTCGAACGTGAAAGTACTGAGAGCATTAGATATTTTGCACCTAAGTCTTTAGCAGTTCAAGAACGTGCAGTTACAACAAAAGATTACGAAATATTATTACAGCAAGCATTCCCTGAAATTAAAAGTGTAAGTGCTTATGGGGGTGAAGAATTAGAACCACCTCAATTTGGCCGTGTTGGTATTTCTGTATATTTAGATGCAGAAACAACACTGATTAGTTCTACACTTGCTAATACTTATATTACATACTTAAAAGAAAAGAGTCCATTAGGAATCGAGCCAATATTTGTACAAACTAAATTTATTTTTGCAGATGTTGTTGCTGATATTGTTTATAGTAATAAAACAACTCAAAAGAGTTCAGCAGAACTTGAATCACTTGTTAGAGCACAAATACAGACTTATGCAGATACTAACCTTGAAGATTTTAATGTTAAAATTCGTAAGAGTAAATTAACATCTGATATTGACGCTATTGATACAGGTATTCAAAGTAGTACACTAACAGTTAAACCAATGATTGATTGGGTACCTACTTTAAATATTAAATCAGCTCCATCCTTTAAATTTGAAATGGAATTAATTAAACCATATCCATTTAGAGATGCTAACGGATTTAAAGATTACAAACCAGCTGTTAAGAGTACACCGTTTGATGTTAATAAAATTTGTGTTTATTTACAAGACGATGGTCTCGGTAATTTAATGACAATTATTGATGACGCTACAAACCCTCAAGTATCTAATCCAAATGTTGGTTCTGTAGATTATACAACAGGATTAATTAAACTTAACGACTTAATAGTTGAAGCATTTGATGGTTCATCAATTAAAGTAATGATATCTTCTAAGAAGAGTGATATTGTTTCACCGAAAGGTCGTGTGTTTATTATTAGAGATACAGACGTGCAAGTTAATATGGCACTTGAAGAAATACCTGGTGTTTCTACTACAGCCTCAAGTTCAGCGATCGGCTCACTTATAACACCAGCAAGCAATTCAACAGCAAGCAATTATTAATAGGAAATTGATTCATGGCTGATAATTATTCGCAGATAGAAAAAAGTATAAGCTTTTTTATTAATCAGCAATTCCCTGCGATCTATCGTGAAGATGGTCCTGAGCTAGTGCAATTAGCAAAAGACTATTATAAGTTTATGGAAACACAGACTAACCAGTCTCTTTATGTTTCCAGACGTTTCTACGATTATAAAGATGTTGATACAACAATAAAATCAATACTTATCTTTTTCCAAAAGAAATATCTAGCTGATTTAGAATTAAAGCAAGAGATGGTACCTTTCCTTGTTAAGAATATATTAGACCTTTATAGAAGAAAGGGTACTAAAGCTGGTATTGAATTATTCTTTTCTATATTCTACAACGAATATGATATTGATATTGTTTATCCGTCGTCTAAGATGCTTAAGCCATCTAATTCAGAATGGAAAACTGGTACATTCCTTCAGATGTTTCCAAACACTAATCAATTTTTAAGTAAATCAAACATACAATATTCATATGCTGATCTTATATCGAAAAATATTACTGGTAGTATATCCAAAGCAGTTGCTTCAGTAACTAAAATTAATTCTATATTAATTAATGGTATTTACACACCAATCATTTACCTTGACAATGTTCAAGGTAAGTTTGTAAAGTACGACGATATCTATACTAATATTAAAGGCGAACTTGTTACTTTCGGTCGTTTAAACGGTTCCTTAACTGAATTCGCTGTAGATCCTACAGGCGGACCTGATGCAAAGAAATTACCTAATAATAAACCTGGCGATATATTCAATGTTAAAGGAACAACATCAGGAGCTGGTGGTGAAGGTATAGTTGTTACAGTATCTAAAGAAACAGATAGTGTTGCTGCTTATGATATTATAGATGGTGGTTTCGGATATACAGTTGCTAATACATCTCTTATAGTATCAGACCAAGCTATTCAAAGAGCGATCAGTGACGAAACGGTATTTACTTACGGTGAAGTACTACGAGACACTCAAGGTAATGAAGGATTTGTAGTTGGAACCAACGCAAGAAGTATTGGTGTTAAAAGAACGACTGGATCATTTAGTCAAACATATGCTATTAGTACAGTTGATCGTAGTCCAAACATCGATTTAAAAGCACTAGGTATTCAGCGCGATGTTTCAGGAACACCAGTAATTCCATCTCCTGGTATACTTTATCCAGAAGGTAGTCCACCAGATGCTAGTACACACGTTACTGCTATATTATCAAATACACAAGCAGTTCCGTTAATTACAGATTTAATTCAGCCGTTTTTAGGTATTCAAGTTCACCTAACAGATATAGCTGCGGGTGTAACTGGTGATGCAAACATAAGTGATTATAATAGTGGCGCAACTAATATGTCGGGCACAGCTGCTGCTCCAAATATTTA